TTCACATATTAAGCTCTGCCACCTGGACATGTTGCCTGTTAAGAATTGCCGCACTTGTATATCGAGTCGGATATTGGATGAAGGTAAGTGGGCATGCGCTCATCCGGTTGCCAAACTTGCCGGAGATTCTGAAATCTTAACACCGGAAGAGCAGCGCGCAGAATGTGATTTCTGGGAAATGAATCCTGTTATTAAGTCAGCACAATGAAACCCCGTGAGTACCAATATGCTGCGGTAAAAAGCATCTTCGACTATTTCCTATTAGGGAAGACAGGGAATCCAATTGTAGCCATGCCTACTGGCGTGGGCAAAAGTATAGTTATCGGAGAATTTGTTCGTCAAGCATTTGAGCAATACCCATATACTCGGATCATGAAGCTAACCCATAGTAAAGAGCTCATCGAACAAAATCTAAATAAACTTCTAGCAATTTGGCCGACTGCTCCTGCTGGCGTTTATTCTTCAGGTCTTAAACGAAAAGAATCTAGTTTTCCGATTACCTTTGGTGGAGTCGGGTCGGTTGCTAAACAAGACCTTATGAAGTTCGGTAGGGTGGATTTATTGCTCATTGATGAATGCCATCTAGTGTCCCCTTCTGAGAGTACCCAATATCGAAAAATAATAAACACCCTTAAAGCGAGGAGGTGGGATTACAGAGTCAATGATCATAGCAGAGCGATCCAAATATCTTTGATATTGGATTGGGTCGAAGGGAATGATCTCGGCATGCAGCTCACTGGTATTCTTATTCTCTGCCATGTAAAAAGCATAAGCCAAATTGTTCTTGCCCATGTAAATGTTCATCTGAGTTACGTGTTCAGGTTTAGCAAGGCGAACGCCATCCGCAACCAACTTAACAAAAGATTTATCACCGTGAGTTTTGAATTCAGTTATGGCGGCAACGCCTTCAGGGAGGTCCGGAATACCGACTGCTACCCCGTCCATTGATCCACCAAAATGCCCTCTGTGGCCATTAATTCGAAATTGCCTACCGTAAGCGTCTATTTGCCACACTTGGCAACCAATTAGCTTTAGCAAGGCTACCATCTTGGGCTCAGCCAGGTGTCCAGTATTGAATAGTCTTAACATGCGGCCGTCGAATCTTTCGAGGGTGCACCAATGGAAGGAGAACCAAAGTTCGCGAGCGCATTCCCTGCCAATTAGTGATGCACCCAAGTGATTGCGGAAATCTTCTTCTTTAGTTGAATAAGCATCTGAAGCAGTGGGCATCAGATCTTTCAAGAGCCCACGATACTTAGCACCTTGATCTTTGACCAAAGCGGCCTCAATGGCAGCTAACGTTTTAGTTGCAATTTGCATAGCTATTCCTTCGTTATAGTTTAGTGAGGGTTCCGAACCTTGTGTACCTTAGTCGATCCGGCTACTGAGCTCTCGGCGATCTCAAAGTCCCACCCGTCAAGCTAGTGGCTTATTTATCCGGAACCCTCACTAAACTGCCCTTCTCATAAAAAGGCAGGCTGTTACTTTATGCTGCGGGTGGTTGAGCCCAAGGTGGTACCGCTGCTGGGGCTTGGGGAGCCGCTGGGGCTACTGGTGCCGCTGCTGGGGCAACTGGGGCTGCTGGTGCCGGTGCTGCTGCCCACGCCGGTTGTGCCGGTGCCTGCGGGGCTACTGGGGCTGCTGGGGCAGCTACTGGAGGTTGCCAGGCAGATGCAGCAGGTGGTTGCCAAACTGGTGCAGCAGGTTGCGCAGGAGCAACAGCAGGTGGTTGCCAGGCAGGTGCAGCAGGTGGCATTCCAGGAACTGCAACAGCAACAGCAGCTTGTATTGCCTTATAACCCTTAACCTCGTTGCTGGCATCATACATGTTGCCATCCGGACCTTTACCAGCTGCACGCATTCCCACTTTAACTTGAAGTGGGATGTTGTGTAACTGAGCACTATCTGCCACTTGGATAACACCGGTGGCATGACAGATGGCAGATAAAGCAGCGTAAGCGATTTCCTGAGCAACCGGATTCTTGTTTTGTAGATTCAAGTTGGTAAAGATTTTGCGTTTTGCAAACTGACCATCAAGGATGGTGAATTCACAAGCCAAGTAGCTACCGTCCGCGGAAGTAGTCGGCTTCATTTCTGAAGCGGTCATCATCATGTTATACCAACCTGCCGGAATTACTTCCATAGGTTGTTGCGGTGCTACGTTGGTTGAATCAAAATTAAGTATTGCCATTTTTAATACTCCTTCGTTATGAGACCTCGGTCTCGGTTAATAAAACTGTTAAATGTCGCGATTGAAGTAATCCAAACCACTTGAATTATACACCGCATGGGCTAACGAATTCCACCCTCCAGTCTTCGGAATTGAGATGTCGTTGAGCATTCCATAACGGTTGCCGGCAACAAAGCCAGGTGTTCTATTCACACCCAGAATGCGACCTTTGTTAGCCGAGATACCGCGCATCAAGGACTTGCCTTCTACTTCTGCCACAAATAAAGGCTCATGTAAGAAACCAATCAAGTCTGCCCACTGGGTCAACATTTCGCGCTTACCGTGAGTCTTTTGGTTCTTAGGGGAATGTAATAACAAGTCCCAAGTGTCGAACTCACCGAAAGCTGGATCCATAACCTTGGCAGCAAATACGTGGCAAGTCAAGATGATGTTGATTCCACCATGAGTAGCTAACCAGTCGCATTGTTGCAAGAAGCCATGGAAAAGTTCGTTGGAATATTGATAAGCCTTTCCATATCCCCCGAGTGCGCTTTCCATAGTTAGGGCTTTTTTGTTTCCTTTACCATAGGTCGGATCAGCTTGAATCACAGTATCATGAATCATGCGCTCCAAAGCGGTGGCACTGTCAAATACCAACGTCTGGTAAGGGAACTCGCCTGTTTGAACCTTGGCGATGATCTCACTTAAAAGAATCATCAAGTCACCATATGTGGTTAACAACGGAGTCTTATTAACGGTAACACCGGCGAAGCCTTGCTCAAGAGGTACTAACAAGGCACGTGGCGCATTACATGCCAAAGTGGTCTTACCCACTTTCTCAATACCCGAGATGACGGCACGAATGCCGACCTTCTGGTTACTGCTGTTTACATAATCGAGGATTCCCATGATTAACCTTCCAATAAGTTCGGGACGGTACAATTACGTTGAACGGTTTCCAAACCCGCTTCCAGTTCTTCGCCGGCAGCAACATATTCGAATGAAGCTTCTTTAAAGTCACGATCTGCTTGAATTTTAATATCCTGAGTAATACGCAGGTTTTCAGCTGCCTGCTCACAACGGATTTGAAGAGCTCCCAGATCCACCACATTTACTGCTAACATCTTACGTTTCGCTTTAGACATCTTGTTTCTCCTTTTAGTACGTTATTAAATCTATTACCCAATCGGGTTCAAGTCTGAATTGTTCCATCAAAATCTTTTCCGGATCGGCACCGGCAGCAACTTGTTCTCTTGCCCAATTAACCGCTTCTTCGGCATCTGCGCGAGATAGATGATCACGTTTCATCAACACCTCAAACAATTGGTCCGCCATACTACTTCTCCTTAGGTTCTACAAGTTCCATTGTAGGGGAAGCCGGCTTAATAGTCAAACAAGTGTCGAACACTTTTACCGCTTCTTTATTACTAATCATCATGGCCTTGTAAGTTTTAGTAGCCAACTCCGGTTTCATATTAACTACTGTATCGAAGTTGATACCTTTAGATCGCAGTTCAGTTAATACCGCTTGCAAAACGGTTTCATCAATCTTACGATCGATCTTGTGGGTAAGTTTTAACTTCCAACCACTGGGCAATTCAATAGTATTAACACCTTCAACTGGGTCCGGAAAGAACATGGCTGAAACTTCCTTGCGAAGGGCTTGCTCTTTTTCGACCAGAGGCTTGGCAGCGGCAGCAGCTTGAAGGGCTTCATACCATTCTTGCAACTTGGCTTGCTTTGGTTCAAGATTAAAAGGAACAGTCATGATTTATCACCTTCCAACTCTATTTTGGCATTCAAAGGAGATTGTAACGTTTTGAGCAGCAATAACCCACGTATTTTTGTTTCAGGTTTCCAATAATTAGGACCTTTCAAGAACTTACCTTGTTCGTTATAAATAGGCTCACCATCTGCTCCGAGTTTGCTTTCGTTACTATCCATGATAATTT